ATTGATCGTATCGACTTTCAGCAATATTTTTACAAGGCCAATAACATTCTTTCCCCTTTCGTACAATTAATAAGCCACAAGATTCATTAGGATCAGCTTCTTTTGCCGCTAAAAGCGCATCATCTTTCCATGTCATGCGTGGAACGCCCCTATACCTGGGAAATCAACAGGTAAACATTGTCTTTTCGGAAGTCGAATACCAGCAAGATCAAGCGCACTACATAATTCAAATTCGACTAATTCCTTATTTTCATTTACTTTTCGATCTACAAAATAAATCTCATCAGGAAATCTTTGACTTGGATCTGGTTCACCATAAGGGTTTCCAAGTTCTTCTCTTTGAAAAGTATCATCATTCTCCATCGCAAAAATATCATCTTCTTCATTCTTAAGGAAGGTATCAGTACCAAAACTTTCAGCATCAATAAATCGTTCAAGAGTTCTTATTCTTGTTAATTTTGCTCCTGCTAAATCATTGCCTGCTGTTGTTATATTTACCTCATTCAAAATGGCAGTAATTGTATTAAATAAATTACTGACACGCATTGTAGGTCTTGGCAAAGAACCTTTAGCACCTCCCTTATATTCAAAACCTTCGGCCTGAATCGGCATTTGTTGATAAACCTGACCTCCAAATTTAATATCTACAAAATTGCCATTAATTGTGTTACTAGACGTTCCATTATGGAAGTAATAAGTAGGCTTAACTGCTTTCCAAGTCACAGTTCCATCCGTAACCGTTCCACCTGCTGAAGCAGGCCATGAAGGTTCAGAACTTCCAGTAGTACCAGGAATGATAGCCCTAAAGACCAAACCACTTGCATGTGTTGATGTACTTCTAACTTCCTTCCCGTATCTTTTGTCTTGATTAGCAGCCCAAGGACTCCACCCAGCCGTTCTTGCATTACCATGCAAAGTTGTATCTAACTCTAATTCAAACAATTCAATAATTGCAGTTGGATTTACACTGATCAGTTCGTCATAAGTACTACTAAAAGCAGTCCAGATCAAAGTAGTTCCATCAAGAACAGTTTGACCAACTTTCTCAGGCCAATCAGGTTCTGTGGCTCCACTGGTACCTGCTGTTGTGCATTTATAAGAAAGACCAGTTGATCCTGCCTCGACAGAGACACGAATATCTCCAACGGAATAAGCAGTATTAGCAGCCCACTTTGCTATTGCTGTCATTAACTCGACTCAAACACCTGTTTGAATTGCATCGAAATAGTGTTGTTATTGAAAGAAGTCATTTCTACATCCCAACTTTCACAAACATATTTCTTGTAATTAGTTGTTGTTGGATCAATCCAGTCAAAACTTTCTTTACCATTTCTTGCTTGTAGAAAACCAACAATTTTATCTCGATCTGCATTGGTTCGATTATTGAAAGAAAGATTCCATTGTTTTCTTCTTGTATTCATCCCCATCGTATTTCTTTGCTGAAAACCATCTCCAAATTCGGTGATACGAAGATCAGGAGTTTCACTCACACTTGCTGCATAACTAGGAGCCGTCACACAATTCACAGTAGCGTCATCAAAAATAGCCATAACTAATTAGCTAAAAGTCCTCCTGGTCGTTTTTGTTTTACTAATTCTGCCTCAATAGCAGAACCCAACAACCTTCCTAGTCGATCCATCTGTTGTCCATCGCCTTCGACTTTAGTACCTTTCGCATCAACTGACACATTCACAGTAGTAGCACCGCCGCCACCAGCTATTCCAAGTTTTCCATCCCTACCACGTTTTAGCGGGACGACAGCTTCAGGCCCAGCTTCACCCATCAGGCCAACTCCCCGTGAAAATGGAAAGAGTGTAGGACTATTAACTATGCCTCCTTTGGCATAAGGAACGATGCCGTTTTGAGCAACGACTAAACCATTTGCTCCTTTCATTAATCGCAAATCTTTGGATCTGTTCATAGCAGAATTAGGGCCAAGACGGAATTTGCCCCAATTCCCCACGTCCAATCCAGCGAGAATATTAAATATCATTTGTTGTGCAATCATCTTCGCTATATCAGCAATAACAGAACGAGCAAACTCTTTAAATTTCAATTTTCCAGTCATTACAAAGTCAGCCAAAGAACTAGCCATCCTGTCAAACCATGACGCTGTAATGTTTGCGAGTTCTTCTCCTGATTTTTTCATTGAATCCATAAATTTATTTACTCCACCAGATAAACCCTCGTAAATTTTCTCACCAGCATCTTCGGCTCCTCCAGTTAAAGGATCAAATACAACCTTTCCTCCTAACTTTGTAATTTGTGTTTGAAGTTCTGCTATTTGTGTTTCTAACTTATCTATATAGCCACTTAAACCTTTCCTTGTTTCTGGGGCTGTATCTGGATTATTAATTATATCTTGATACATTTTCAGAGTGCTTTCGACTTCTTTAAGAGTTTTCTTTGTTTCTGTTAAAGTCATTCCACTTATATCCCCTAACAATGTCTCTTCACCTTTTAACGCATCACTAGCAGCTTTAACGCCCCAAATAGCAGTTGCAACCGAAGTAATAACACCAGCAAGAGCAACATAAGGATTTATTGCAGTAACAGCGTTAAGAGCAACTTGAGCAACCGTCCCAGCCTTGATAGCTGCAACAAGTTTAGTCATTGCTGCCCAAGCCTGTATCAATATTTTTGCTATTCCAGTCCTATTGGTTATCTGTTGTTGAATATTATAAGCGACCAACGATGCCGTAGCACCTGCAATTGCTGGGCCTATTATATTAAAATTATCAACAACAAAGCTAATTGATGAAGCCAAAGCTGCAAAAGCATCACCTCCAATCTCTGCAAGTTTTGTTAAAGCAGGAATCAAATCAATTAATAATTCCGCAGTCATTTCTTGGAACTCTTTACCAATAGGAATCAATTCTTCTCCTACCGCAATTCTTAACTTATTCATCGCAATTCTTGATCTTGCTCCTGCCTCTTCATTAGAAGCAGCAATTTTTTTAGCTAACGGAATATATTCACTTCCTAAACTTTCAATAAATTTACTCAACATATCTAACCCAACTGTTCCATCTTTTAAATTCTTTTGCAAAGATTGAGTCGATATATCATTTGCTTTCGCAAATTTCGTTACAGCTCCTGGAAATCTTTCACCGAGCTGCCCAGAAAGTTCTTCAGCACTCACTTTTCCTTTTGAATAGATCTGAACCATCGCTGTTATCGCCGACTTCACATCATCTGCACTACCAGCCGTACCCTTGATTGCAGCAGTCGTATTCAAGAAGGCTTCGGCTGCATTATTAATATTTCCACCCGAACCTAAAACAGCAGCACTTAACCTAGTCATTCCTTTTATCGCTACTTCTTGCGGAACATTAAACTCTTCTACTGCTGTCTTAACAGCATCCATAGCGACTCCATAAGAGCCTGAATCTTTAGTAATTTGTTTTAAAGTTAACTGTGCCTTGGAATATTGAGCCGCATAGTCAGTAGAACCACCAATAAATTCGGTGACAGGACGACCAACCTGCGCTCCAACCAGACCACCAGTCGCTGCACCTTGCTGTCCTCCAAACATCTGACCAATACCAGCACCAACGGCACCAAACGGGCCTCCAAAATAAGCACCACCTAAAACTGATTGTCCAAATCCTAAAAGTCCTTTTTTGCCAAAGCCTTTGCTGCTTCCCTGCAATTTAGTTAGAGATTTATTAGTCCGATCAATATCTTTTGTTAACTGTTTAAATGCAGAACTATTTGGAGCAACACTATTCCTTAACTTATCAAGTGAATTTCGTTGCTCATTTAATTTATTAATACTTTTATTAGAAGCAGAAGTCTTTTTAAGAATTGATCTTCTTAAGTCATCAACTGACTTAGAAGTGTTTTTCATTCCTTTTGATATTTTTTTTGAATCAAATTTTTGCCCTTTTACTCCTCCCATTGCCTCTTCTAAAGTCGGCTTTCCAGGAGGAAGCAACTTCTGATTAACTTTTGGATTAACCGCTTCAGCTATTGCTTGTTTTCTTTTCTTTAAAGCTTCATTACCTTCTTTTATTGTTTCAGCTAACTCTTCCTGTTTTTTCTCTATTTTTAAAGTTGTATCTACCCATTCCTTAGAACCTCTTTTTAAATTAGGTAAGAGTTCATTTAAATTATTTAATTCTGCGGCAAAACCTGTATCTGTTTTTGGATAGGCCAAATCTTTGCCTAATCCCATTGGATCTTTTCTACTTAAAATAGGCTCACCCATACCACCTCTAATTATTTGCGCTAAATTTCCTGGAAGAATATTTTTACCTTCAGACCATTTTCCGAAAGAAGGAAACTTTGCAGAAGTATCTGTTTTATCTAATTGCGTATATTTTCCATAAGGACGACCAGAAGAAGTCCTTTCTTTTTCCATCGCTCGATAAGTATCAGACTTCCAAGATTCCCAACCTTGACCAGGGAATTTGTCTGACATCTGATCAGAAAGAAAAGCACCAATACCCTGTATTTGCTGTGCTATAGGAGGCTTGCCTCTAAATTCTCTTTCCGCTGGCCCCATGCCAGTCAATCCATAAGCAGTTCCTTTTTTAGTCGTAGATTCTAAAATGCCACCAGTAAGAGCTTTTTCTTGTTGATATAAATATGATCTAGCCTTGGATTGTTGCTGAGATATTTGATCATCTCTAGCTATAGTTCTAGCTCTGATATTTGCTACTTGATTTTTGGCAACAGCATCTTGAGCAGAAAGTATTCGTGTCTGAACTCCCTCTTCAGCATTTATTTTTGCTAATACTTCTAAATATGCTTTTGACTTTATATCTAAATCTTCTTGAATATTTAATGCTTCTCTTTGTACTTTATTTAATTTGCCTTGCTGTAAAAGATCATCTTGCCGAAATGTATGTATACCTCTACCTTTACCATGTAATGCTTCACCTTTTAAAAACTGAACATTAGATTCCTCTATCATCTTCTGGAAAGCCAGAGAACTTCCCTTTAAGTCCCTCTTGGTGTAAGTACCAGTTGAACCAGACGGTTTGAATTCAGTTAAAAACTTCCTTTGTTGATCAGTAATATTTTCAAAAGTCCTTGTTACAAGCAAAGCTTGTAAAGAAGCCATTCGACTAGAGAATTGTTCAGAAGTACCAGCAGCCCAATTCTTATCAAGTTTTGAATCTAATAGCCCTCTATCTCCAGCACCAGGACTAAGACTCCCACCTCTTCTACCTCGTCCTCCTGCATCTAATTCTTTTTCAATTCCAAGACGATTTTTTAATTCCCTATTTAACGAAATAATGTCTTTCGTTAAACTTTTATACGCTCTTCCTTGAAAATCAGACTGCGCCCTTAGTTTTTGAAACGCACTAACTTGTCCTTTTATTCCTTCTACACTATTTTTAGTCGCTGCACCAAACTTACTTATCTCTTTCTGTAACCCTTCAATACTTTTCTCAGATATTTTCGACTGCGAACTAACCTGTTTTAATTCCTTCTTTAAAAACTCAAGATTACCTAATCCTTCTTGTTTTATACGAACAATCAGTTCTTGAACAGTTTCCCTAGCCATTATTTGGACTCCTTCTTACTAAACTCTTTTAATGCCGCAATTTCCATAGTTTGAAGTCCTTCTAACACCTCAGTGCGGTCTTTTATATTGTAGAGGTCAAATAGACCTCCAGCCACTAATAATACTTCATATTTTAATCCAACATACCCAGCCATCGAGACAGTCCACTGAGTTTGCATCTTTAAAAAGACCATAACAGTCTCCCAATTGCAATCCCAAACTTCAAATTCATCTTTCACTTCTGGGCTTTTAGGAATCTCAATACCAAACGCTTTTGCGTCTTCTTGAGTCATATCCACTACTTCTTTGCCGCCAGAAGCCCAGTAAACAGCGGCCTCTTTTAGTTTCCCTCCTTACCTGTAGAGTAAAAATTCTGGAATGCCAGTACAACACCAGCTACAAAATCGACATCCTCTGAAAAGTCTTTTAAATTTGCTTTGGTGAAAGGGATCTCAGTTCCATCTTCTTCTGTAATGTCACTCCAACCAACAACAATCTTTTCCAATGCTTTATCTTCATCTGCTTTACCAAAAGCCTCTAATTCTTTTTTAGCTAATCTTTTAAACTTAATAGTAAAGGTATCTGTCTCAAATTCCCCTGCATTTGTTTCAGAAGGACGTTTGATTTCAACAGGCCAAGGATAGGCTTTTGACTTTCTACGGATAAATGCCATAAAAAATAATGATATTCCTAAACACCATAGCCCAAAAAAAGGGGGGTATAAACCCCCCAACACTACAAAGTGAAGATTTAACTATTCAAAGATAATTGAAAGTTCATCATTACCACTTGTAGAAGGAATCATTGTGTAAGGGCAATCCCACATCGCAATTCCGTCTTCTTCGGAGTAACCAATAGAACCTAAGTCAACACGATTCTTCGTTGTTTGACTGGTCACAAGACCTGACTGGATTGTGACCTTATTAAGTGCAGCAGTTCCATGAGTGAAGCTAATCTCACCTAATGTTCCATCAGCAAGTGCAGCAGCAAATGGGTTCCATTGCTGACTACCACCACTAGCTAGGTTGACAGCCTCAACAGTTACTGATCCACTAACACTTCTGTTTGTGATCATTACTTCTGGGCTGCCACCAACTAACTCACGGTAAATAACTTCATTACCAAGATCCAATGAGAAGTTACTCATCTGGAGTCCTGTCTCACCAAAGATCTTGAATGTACCAGTATTGGTGTTATTGAAGAGCAATGGAGATGCTTGCTTCTGATAAGCAGGAGTTAATGCAGTTGCGTCAGCAGGAGCTATATACACTCCAGTAAAAGTGAAATCGAAAGTAGGAATTTCACCAACAGAACAGTTGATCGAAAAAGTTCCTTTTGCTCCTTTTACGGTGTGCTGGACACCATC